GGCGTAGAAGCCCTAGTCCACCGCCCCGTAGAAGCCCTAGTCCGCGGCGTAGAAGCCCTAGTCCGCCGCCGCGTAGAAGCCCTAGTCCGCGTCGTAGAAGCCCTAGTCCACCGCCGCGTAGAAGCCCTAGTCCGCGTCTCGGGACTCCCAACAGGGGTCGCCCCCGTTCGCGGCGCGGTTCGCCGGTGAGAGTTCCGAGTGGTCCTTTCGGTGTAGCTAAATTGAAGAAACGGCAATGTGACAGGAATCTTCGGAAAGATGTAGTGGCGGTGGCAGAGGACTACGGGATCGCTATCACGAAACCAGGTGGAAAGAAAAAGACCATCAAGGAACTTTGTGTAGAGATAGACGTCTTTGCACATCAGCCTCCACCCATGCCTGTGCCAGCAATACCTCCCAGGACACGAACCCCGTCCCCCGTGGGGCCAACCATAGGAATGGCGAGACCACCCACACCCCCTATCATAGACGATATCCCCGAAGGTGTAGTTCCCAGAGAGATAGTATACTCTCTCACAAATATAGACAGAGAGATGTCTATTGACGAATTCCTGATGCCCAAAGTTGTGACGAGACCTCAGCTTGTTCGGTATGCCCAGGAACTCGGTATCAAAGGCAAATCTCTCACAAAACCTGTCCTTCTAAACCGAATAATTGGTGAAAGTATGAAAAATAATAGGCATGTTGTGGCTCAAGCGATTAAAAACGAGTCTTCCGTGATTGCCGAGGAAATTAGAGACCGTGTTTTTGAAAGAGTTGAAGCGTCTGGGGAAGTAACCCCAACTGATGAAGAAATCCAAGTAGTTGTCGAACAGCGCGTATCCACAGGTGAACCTGTCAACGCCGAAGCGGTTGCAAATGAAATTGTAGCGGAACAGCAGAGCGATGCAAGATCCTCCAGCTCGATATCCTCGAGATCCAGCTCAACAAGACCCAGCTCGATATCCTCGAGATCCAGCTCAACAAGACCCAGCTCGATATCCTCGAGACCCAGCTCCACATATTCCAGCTCGAGACCCAGCTCTACATATTCCAGCTCCACATATTCCAGCTCGAGACCCAGCTCGACAAGACCCAGCTTGAGCTCGAGATCAGGATCATCCATGTCAGCTAGTGCCCGGTCTAGTGTGGCAAGTAGTGTCTCAGTGGCTAGCGCCATTAGTAACAAGGTAGCCGAAGCCATAGTCGACGAGGTAACTGACCGAACAGATAGATCCTCTGTCCAAAAAACTATAAAAGAGGTAGTTGAAGAACAAGGTGTGAACCTCGATATCGATCCGGACAGACTCGAAGAGGTAATTAGCGATGAGCAGGCACGTGAAGCAATTGAGATTGTAGTCTCCAAAGCAGAGGAAGAAGGACTTATATCTTCAGATGAAGGTGAAGAAATACTGCAACCATTGAAAGAACATGTACCAGCAGCACCCCCAAGAACGGCACCCCCAAGAGCGGCATCCCCAAGAGCGGCAATTGACAGACCAACAGGAACCCGTCCTAAGGTTAGTCCTCAGAGAGAACCATCTCGAAGTGGACAGCGGCGACAAATAAGGGATGAACGGGATATTGAGAGGATGCTTCGGGAGATTCAAAAACCCGATGAAAGTATAAGCAACATGAGTTCAATCCAAAACACGGTCTTTAGATGTTTTGGTTTAGTAAACTAAGGAAAGTTCAACGGGTTGAAGGATGTTGTGTGTTCATTACCTCACGGGGGTAATGAATGTTTATAGGGTCGGTCAACATGTTCCTTTGAGTAGGATTGGGGATATCCATTTCGAGTGTTTTAGAACTAAATATATCTTGCGTTTGCTGATGTCTTCAATTGATAGAGGGTCGTCTGGGAGTGTATCCATCCTCAATTCTGGATACGCATTGTATATATCTCGATCTAAAAATCCGATTTGATGAGTGTTGCTGTTGTAACATAGAGACAGACTCCCCTGGAATCGAGGTATCAGAACCTTGACATTGATATCCTTTTCTGAGAAGATAGAGCTCATTTTGTAGAGGTAAAATGATTTTTGGATATGTACGAATACTAAGAAAAATAAGCAATGGATGCATATATTGTCACAATAAGCACCCTCTTGGACAAGTTAAGCGCGGAGACGGGGGAAGATAAAGATTGGCTTTTGAGTCAAGTATACGATGACTTGGCTGGTGAAAACAGCCAAGCCATCGAGACGTATATAGACACTGTCGTCAAAAAAGGGAAGTTGGGCTGGAACCATCCCGTTTTCAAAACGATTAAACAGAGCCAACAAGAACAAGACGATTACATCCTTAATCCATTCGAGGCGGAGGAAGGTGTTGTGGAGTGCAAGAAGTGTGGCAGTTCAAAGGTGTTCTCGGTGTCTGTGCAAACCCGCGCCGCCGATGAACCCATGACGACGATGGCCCAATGCACGATATGCAAAACCAAATGGTCGTATAATGGCTAATTTTATACGATGGTCTGTTCAAGAGTTATCATCCCAATACAAAATGCAAACAACAGTTACATTGATCATCATGTTTATCGTTTTCATGACTGCTTGGTACTTACTTAAGACAAGTTATGAAAACTATCTTGAGAACGAGCCCACAGTCATGCACCTGAAGAACAAACTGACCCCTGTGTTTCCGGAGCTCAAATTTGTCAAGATCCTGAAAGGGGATGCCTCGTACACAATCAACAAACAGAAGATTTACCTCTGCACAGAGGCCAATGGAGAGGTCTACGATGACAACATGCTCACGTATGTGACGTTGCACGAGCTGGCTCACACGCTATGTCCAGAAATTGGCCATGGGAAACAGTTCCAAAACATCTTCCAAACACTCCTCGGTAGGGCAGAGAGACATAAACTATTCGACCCTCACAAAGAGAGAGTAGAAAACTACTGTAAAATCAAGTGAGTTAACTCTCATAAAAATATCTATATAATAAAAGAAGTCACAATGGCAGGAAATTTAAGTCTTGAAGCCTCAATTCGTACATGTAAGATCGATCCGGCGTATGCCACCAAGGTTCAGAGCGACCGATTCCTCAATCCTGGGAATATGGTTTGCCCAATCTGGAATGGGTACGACAGCGCGGGCCGTCCTGCATGCGCCGATTCATTCAACACCAAGAACGCCGGCTGCAACAGCGCAGAGGACCGCGTCTTTGTAGAAAACTATCAACGACCCCAATACGTAGAGTATGTTAATCTGAGTAGTGGCGGTATAGATGGAGGATTTTATGGCAAAACACCACCTTATTCGATGACCCAATGGTCAAAAATGAAGGGAGCCTCTGATCTCAATGCCGTAAACAACGTCACAGGAAACTACGGCCTCCAGTTCGGTTCAAACGTGTTTCCCAATTGCGGCGTGCATGCTTACGCGAGAGGTATGCAGCAGAACTCAGACGCTATGAGAAAGTTTTCGTCATATAACCAAGCCTACAAATCTAACTACATGAAGAACGTGTCGGGTGTTGGATGTGGATGTTAGTAATTGTTCTATTCAATCTTTCTTGTATTATTTACCTATATAGGTATATTTTACTGATGCGTTGTAATGTGGGATCATACTGTTTGTATTCGGAAGTGCATTCTGGATAGCACGGATATCTGGTCTTGATGCCTGGTCTGAAACAATGTTGTGGATATGCATGTCCAGTTGTTCCTTTCCAATACGGTCTCTCAAGGCGTGGTCTGAATCCCGCCTCACGCTCTACAATAATGGGTATGTCGGACCGGTATTCACCTCTCCACCAATCCGGATACGGAAAGTATGATCGTCCTTCTTGGGTGATGACGTCTGTCTGAGAGTACCGATATGGATCAGAGCTGTTGTTTTTCAACAGCCTTTCCTTACTTATTAGAACTTGATTAAAAGTCATTTTACTAATAAAATAAAGTAAATATCATTAATGATATTTACACAAACTTCTTGAACCAAACAAAATGGTAGACCAACAACAAACATTGATGCTGTCGAGCCCCAAGCCACAGCCTTTTGGGCTCCTGAGTAGCAAAGCAGTAATTGACTTCAAAGTAGGGTCGCGTGTTGTTCCTAACCCCAGGTACAGTTTCAGGCATGGGTCATGGAAGACCGTGACACAGTATGTATACGTTAACATGTTCAAGAAGGACAAAGACAGACAACAGATGAGTGAGATGCTGGCCACTAACACCTTCAATAATATGATCCATCTCATTGACCAAGCCGATGCGTCTATCTACAACGAAGAGGTAAAGAAAGGACTACGTGAACGATTCCGACAGAACGAGGTTTTGAGGAATAGACTGTACCAAACCAGAGGTAAACAATTAGTTTACGATAATAAGGACATACTAACTCTGCTCAATCATTTACGTCTTCAGAACCAACAAGTAGTGTATGACCCAAAGGCAAATCGAGAAGTACCAAGAAGCGAGGTTCTTCAGGTTATTAGCGGTGTGGAAGAAGAGGTATCCAGGAATCCGTCTCTTCCTGACAACTTAGATTTCACCGATCTGAGAAAGTATGCTAAACGGTATGGGGCTAAGGAACTTCCGCTGTATGACGAGATTTTCCTCAATATTAATTATATTGTGCCTATTGTGAAGTATAGGATGCGTGAGCGTCTTTGGAACCAGGAACTTGAACGATTCAAAGAGCACCTGCTTGATGTTTTTCTTGATTACATTCTCGAGGAAGATTACCCCGATCTGGACCCGTCCAAATACGCAGAGGCAAAGCGCCAACAGATCGCGAAGGAGCCTAGATTGCAAGTATACAAAGATCAGTTATACGATCTCTATGTGAAAGGGATGAAAGGCGATAAGAATGATCATATTTTGGATCGCTTGCGCTTTACGCCCGACAAGACGCTTCGCGAAATGGGGCGCTGCGCCCGCGAAATAGACGATAAACTTCTGATTCCTGAGGAACAGGGAGATAAGATTTACATCCAGCCTGATGATCCATTCTTGCCCCATTACGTTGAAAATGTTACAATTAGAGGGGTGCGATACGCATCCGCTGTGCATTACGCGTATGCGCGAATGATTGCGAATCTGATTGATATTGGGGAGTTACCAGGACTTGAAACGTTCGATATCAACACTGTTACGATAGGAGATCTCATAACCACGTATAATAACATCAAACGGGACTGGATTAACCATAACCTCAAAGCGAATAACGAAGCGGCTATTGCTATGAAGTTTGAACAATATCCGACTCTTGCTCATTTGTTGTTATCGACGGGTGGTTCGAAGATTGTATGGAATGATAGGTCCGATCCAGTGTTGGGAGTGGGTAATGACGCTAAGGGTGCCAACAACACAGGACATCTGCTCGAGTATGTCAGGGATTCGTACCTACAAGTTGCTCTGCCGAATAAATTGATATCGACATTTGGGTCAATTGCAGGAAATGTATGGACAAACTCGTGGATGATGAGCATGGCACAGGATCTCAAGAATACAATGGTTTTAATTAAGAATCCATCTACGTCAGATCTTGAAGCTGTCTATAGTGTTCAAGGTGTTCAGGCTAGTCCCGGTTCCGATGATATTCAAACTCTTCATCGTTCGGGTCTTACTAGTGAACAGATCAAGCTGGTGTTTCCTGTAATTGTTGCAATGTATATTCCTATGAGAGACAAGTCTGAGGGGGGGCTAATGCAGGAAGAGGCGAGGTCCTATTTTGAGGAAAACAATTACAGGGGAAGGAAGCGTGACTTGAAGGATGATCTTAACAAGGCGACTGAGCGACTTAAGCGTGTGTCTGAGTTGGTCGAATTGGCTGACGGGGTGGACGTGAACAAATTTGTGATGAGCATCCTGGCAAATAAGCAAACCAACAAGAATGACGCGCGTTGGAGTCGTATCTATAAATGGGCGCATGAGGTTTAAACGAAGTGTGAAAAACGAAAAACGACTTTTCACTTTAGAACTTGAAATTATAGAACGACGAAATAACTTAACTAAGTAACACTGTAATAAAATGACGAACGTAAACACACTTATCAAGTGTTTGGGGAACTCTCTCCACGACTTTTTTTTATTTTGTGAATGTAAGACCAAGGTGACTGCTGATGAGTTAAGTAGTCTCTTTAGTCAGTATTTCTCAACGGAGGAGGAAGCACATGGGTCAGCGTCAATTGCCAGGAGACCTAAGAAGCCTGCTAAGAAGCCTGCTAAGAAGGCTGCTAAGAAGGCTACTAAGAAGTCTACTAAGATAATATCTGACTCTGACTCTGACTCTGACTCTGACTCTGACTCTGACGATTCGGACTCAGACGGCACATCTGCCGTATCTAAAACTAAAAAGGCTGCAAAAACACCGGTTAAGAAAACACCGGTTAAGAAAACACCGGTTAAGAATGAGACTCGCAGGCCAAAAGGTAAGGAGCAAAAACCCAGGGACCAGCAGACTCCGATTGGACATATCGATCTGATCAAGAAAAAGCTTCCCGAGTTGAAGGAATATGCTAGGGAGCGTGGAATTCACGTCTCAGGGACGAAAGCTCAGGTCATTGAAAACCTTCTCAATTATGAAAAAGAACAGGTTGGAGGTGAGGAGGAGGAGGACGAAGGAGAGTTTGAAATTACGGTTATGAAGCCTAAGACTAAGAAGCGTTTGGCTGAGCCTGCTGACAAGCCCAGCTATAATATCGTTGAGCGCTACGGGTATAAGCTTATTATTGTAGAGTCACAGTACTTTGTGATTGACGAGGAAGACAACATAACTGGATATATTGATGTGGAGGAGGAGGAGGCCGCGGCTGCCGCGGCCGAGGACTCATCGTATGAATTTAACGTAGACGTCCACCAATTGACTAAAGAGCAATGTGAATTGGCCAAGAAAATGAGATTAAACTATATTGCTCCTTCCAATCTTGACTAAGTCTATATTGCTCCTTCCAATCTTGACTAAGTATGTTCTTTCTCTTACTATCCTTTTTCTCTTACTCTTACTAAGTATGTTTGTTCTTTCTCTTACTATCCTTTTTCTCTTTCTCTTACTATCCTTTTTCTCTTACTATCCTTTTTCTCTTACTAAGTATGTTTGTTCTTTCTCTTACTATCGATTTCATTCCCTTCGGGGAATAAAATCTCGTTGTAAAATAAGTCAATCCTAATTTATTTTCTAGTTGACTAAAAATGTCTGGTCTATACACTAATAACATTGGAAGTGGCTACAATACTGGCGGGGCGAGAGAAGGACCCAGTGTTGGGGGTGGTTATAACTACGCCCAGTTGGGAGCTTACAACCAAGGATTCAGAGGCATCCGACCCCCGGTTCCTCTCACCTCAGTCTCTGGGTACTACGTTGTGCCCGCGTATTCGGCGCCCGGTTACGACACGCTCACGCACGGGTCCCGGGGATCTGGATCTGGAGGCAACTACTTCAGTATCGGAAAGGCGTATGGACAAAATGCAGGGGCCTGCAACACGAAATATATGGGATCAATATGCCAATAAATAACCATGGTCTAACCACTTTATTATAGTAATGGCGGTTTATAGTATGAAAAGCCCGCCAAATTAGGTCCCCCAAAGAACCTCCAAAACACATGGGTAGAGAAATTGAATTTTAGTTAATTTCGATCAAGTAAGAAATAAAGATGGTTATTTTTACCGTAGATACTATTGTTAATCATGTAGGTAAGGTTCTTTCTCTTGGCGATTACACGCATTGTGAGTGTATCGAAGAGGCTCATAAACTAAGAACGGTTGCGTTGGTGTTGGTAAAGAAATGTCAGTTTCATCCATTTTTGAAAGTATTCGCCCATAGCGCTTCATGCACAGATCCCTCATGCACCACTTGGTGTCGCATGTTCAGGTATATACGGACACACATTCAGAATAACACTCAGTTAATGGAACATGAATGCGCGCTTATACACCTTTACGGACAACTTATGCGTATGCACGTTGATACATGCGTAGACGATGTATGTGGAATCAATAGTTGTAAAGACATAAAGAAAATGAGAGATGATAAGGGTCTAAAAACCCTTCCTCAGAACTTTAATCAAAAAGAAATGACCCTCAATAATCAATTGCCTCTAGCACAGAGTCTTATACAAAGTATGGCTAGTTTATCTCTATGAGGGTTCAGTTGGGGCTTATAGAATACCTGTTAGTTGGAGCTTATAGAATACCTGTTAGTTGGAGCGTATAGAATACCTGTTAGTTGGGGCTTATAGAATACTTACGGACTCGGTCATTTGTTCATGTCCATATCCTCGAGAGGATATAGAATACGTACAGACTCGGTCCAAGTTAGTTGGGGCTTATAGAATACTTACGGACTCGGTCCATTTGATGAATCGTTCAATCAGGTCTTGGTCTATGTTTATGAACGGTATAGTGTTCACTTGATCACTATGAGGAGGTCCATTTATTTCTTTCATGTCAATAGGTGCATTGAACTTGTAATGACTTAGCAATTTAGCCTTAAATTTTTCAATAACAAGTAGATCATCAAATTCTCCGTCTATGTAAACGGCAATATTTTTACCACCAGTGAAATTGAAATTGCAAGGGTACATGTCTGTGATGACCTCTTCCAGCAGTTTATAAAGGACATGTATTTTGAGGTCCATGGCGCATTGGCCATCAAACGTTTTGATGTCTTTGATTTTAAGGTATGTGTTGCGTCTATTTGTGACGTTGACGTTGTGACTTTTGATATACCCACAGTTACAGGTATTTTTAGATTTTGTAATATCTGTATTCAGGAGATCAGCCTTATAAATGGACATCCCGGAAGCTACGGGGCCATTAGGGCATTGTGTTGACGAACTAAAATTAAACCATAGTATAACCACCTTTGCCATTTTTAATTATCATGATATTTTAAAGTTTCTAAAAATCAAATTACTTGGGTGTCACACCAGTCACACCTGAAAGGGTTTGTTTGAAAGTGTCGAATTAAACTTTATGGGAAAGATGTAGCCTGGATATCTCCCATGGCTGCGGAAGCGGCTCCGTATACCTGATGACTCATATTGGTTTGAGTCATATCGATACCACCGATTGTTGTATCGGTGCCACCAGACGAATTATAAATAAGGTTAGCAAGAGAGTTGTTGGTTTCATTATTTACACCACCCATAACATTCATTGCACCTTGTTGTAATACTTGGTTAACATTATTTCCCGCGGCGGCAGAGGGGATAAACCAGTTTCCGCTAATCGGCACAATTGGCAGATCACCTCTAATAGGATCTCCTTGACCTCTCAACCTAGAGTTCCTGTTAGCATACATATACCTGTCATAAACAATAGGTTGTTTCATCTCACCATCCTGAGTCATAAATGATGCTTGATCAAGTTCAGCCACGGTACTTGTAGGCCAGCCATCGGCGGAGCCAGATGCGACAGCCATGTTTATAACCTGATTGTAATCCCCGTTTGCATACGCGGCCGAATAAGGGTTGTGAGGGTCTAGGGGGATTTTAGGTACCCCCAGATACTTGCTTTCCTGCCAACCGTATTGAGGATTGGCCGCTTGCGATCCCCCCGCTCGTTGATACCCCTCCACTAGTGGAGGTGGGCCCACGCCGGCGCTTTTATTATTACATCCTCCTCCGGACTCGCCAAACGCGGCCCTGTAAGCAGACGCGGGTCCACTCATCTCGTTGAATCCCTGTCCAGGGATCCCCTCAGCGATCGCATAGTTGAGCGGGTCAGGGGGGTTGGGTTGCTCCTGAAGAGGATCTTGGGGGACACCCATACGGTTGTAGTTAGGGAATTTGGTCCTAAGATCTGGACCATAATTAACATTTGAGAAGCGAGGACTCAGAATACTTTGAAAGTTAGGAACCTGAAAGAAGTCTTGTGTAGCAGGATTTTTGAACATTTTTTCAACTTTAACTTGTCTGTTAGGGGTCATCCAAAAACTTTCTCTTGTTTCATCACCACATGTAGATGCCATATAGACTGCGGCTCCGAGGAGCGTAATCAGGACAGTTGTTAACACCACTTGATTCATTTTTATAGAGGTGATAGAATATTTTGGTGATAAAAGGGTTAGACATACTGAAACATACTAAAGAATGAGTAGACGCAAGGTAACAGCTCTCAACGCGCAACCAATCAAAGACAAGGTTATCGACGTTGAAACAAAAAAAATCATACAGTACATCTCATCCTCAATTACCCTCCGCAGCGGTTATAGGTGCTGGTGGTGCACCCTCTCGATAAACGATGAACCAATCGGGTGCCCAATCAATGTATCCCATCAAGAACAAAAAATATACTCAACCGATGGAGTATTCTGCTCTTTCAATTGCGTAAAGGCGTACATCAATGAGAAAGAACGTCTAGACGTAATGTACAAGAACAGCCACGTCCTACTAGCACACATGATCTGCGATATGAAAGGAACGGTGACGCCAGTCACTGTCGAGCCCGCCCCCGATAAGAAACTACTCTCCGATTACGGAGGGCACATGACCGAAGACCAGTACAGATATTGTTTTGATCGCATGCTATACACAGAAAAAGGAATTATCAAAATGTTCCCAACAACAACCATCTTTCAAGAGGAGGAGAAATTAAATAATAGAGGATAACAATTCTATTCAATTCACAACACAAACAATTCTCAACACAAACAATTCTCCAATTCACACAATTCTCAACACAAACAATTCTCCAATTCACACAATTCTCCAATTCACACAATCTATAACCCCTCGGGGTTACAGAAGTTACTGTTTTACATAAGCGTTGTGGTACAGTTTACATACTTTCCTTGAAGCGAGGTTTCCTGGGATGCCGATTGAGTATGGGGGTATCTCGTTTGAAGTACCTGAACCGATTATCCTTGTTGATTGTCGTGTGGTGTTTTCGCGAATGAATTGTTGCATTTTGGTTATGTTATTTTGAGGGTTGTCTTCGTCTTGATTGAACTGGGCAATTTGTTTACCATTTGCGAATAGGCGAAGTAGCGGAACTACCTCAATGGGGGTGTTAGTCCTGAGGGACATGTTAACCAATTGCCAGTTGTTTTGTGAAACATCCATATATGCAAAGTTAACACCTCTAATCATTTTTGAGAGATAATTGAATGCTGGTTTTACATCGTTACACCATTTGCATTCGTTCGTGAAAAAGAACACGAACGAGTACCCCTGGTCGTTAGGTTTTACGATTTCTCTGTTTTGGATCGCGAAATCATTTGCTGTTAAGAACATTTTATATACCCATGTGTTTCTTTATCCCTGACATAGTTACATATTTACTAACTGAAGCACAACCAGGACAATGAGGAATATGAGTGTCTTTACAAACAAAAGCATCATCTCAGAGTCAGGTACTATATTTTTCAAGAGGTGATCCATGAAAGGTAAACTGAGAACAACGAAGAGTATTGCTGGGATGATGACTTTCTGGAGTTGAATCGATTTCACTACGTTTTGTCCATCTCCAAATACTTCCCTCATGACATTAACATCTATGTCGGATGGTTGGTCTTGAGACGGAGGAAGGTTTCTAATTGGGTCAGCCATTTTTCTTGTTCTAGATAATTGATACTACTTTTTGTGTGCTGGTGTTGTGTCTGATATATATGAATCACGATCCTTTGCCATCTGCTGGGCGAGGGCTGTTATGTCGACCTTCCCCTTCCTATGGGTATTTTCTTGAGATGGTTCTGTTATTTCCTGAGTTGTTTGTCGTTGTCGCAGAACAGTTCTTTTTCTGTGGCCAATCGGTTGTTCCGGTTGTTCGTCAGGGGGTTGAGATGTTTGGGGCCATTCAAAGTGTAGTGCTTTCATGACTTGGTCGATCCACATGTATATGTAATCACGTTCAAATTTTTGTTTTGTTTGGTTTGGCGTCGCGCCTTTGTAGTACTCTACCAAGAGGGTAGGAACGTACTCGACACCGTTCTTCTGTAGCGTCTCCCTGAACTGGTCGTTGTCGACGCAGGTCATTGTCATACCTGTGATTTTTGGGAAATCGAGAGGAAGTTCCTTGATATACGATAGTAAATCTATTGATGCTTGGGAGTAATTTGAGTATAAAAGTATACAATGCTTTCTGTCCATTTTTATACTCGCATGTTTTGCCTTTAACGACTTAACGGCCCGTCTTGCAGCGCTGCCTTCCTGTCGCTTGCATCGCGCGCGTGCTGTATGGTAAGTCCCTTTTGACCAAAGGTTAACATTCGTAACCCAAACAGGGTAACGAATCGGATAAAGAATCTCGTTGGGTTTGACATTAGGTGGTCATGAATGGAAACAATGTTAAGTGATTGTTGAGGATTTCAAGTCTGTGCATCGCAGGCGTGATACCCTCTATGGCGCGCAATTTGAAATACCCAACAAGATTGCTCTCGATAGCTCCTTCATATAGAGTAACTCTATCCTTGTATATCGGGTAAATCTTTTCGAACTCTGCTCTGGAGTCGTCGTCAAAAATGATGAGTTTGGTAATCGCCTCGTCGGCTAAGATTGATTTGACGCGATTGCTATCGAATCCTATAAGGATGACTCTGTTGTCTGTTGTGTTATGGGAAGTTGAAATGGCTACCATTTTTTGAAAGCCCTATTGCTCATAACCCTCTACTTAGTGAGATTATTGATTTGATATTTGAATGGATAACATCGCAGAAATGATGTTATTTTGCGCGTATGAGAAGTTGAAATTTGTCTCCAAAAATATGGCCTAAAATAAATACCATGTACTTGACACGTTTGGCAGCTGACGAAATCTACATCTGTAGTGAGTCGACAAATGAGTCTACCGAGTACGTATCGTTCTTGGCGACATATGTCAACACCACAGATAGACTTATTGAAGTGGTGAAAGCGCTCAAGTGCAAACTAAAGACTGATAATATTGAAGACTATTTTGAACCCCTAAGGCCCTACATTGAGACATATAAGCCAAAACAATCCGCGATTCTGAAGACATCACACGCGTTCTGCGATTGTTGTGAACTGTATGTGCCGTCCCATCTATGTGTCTGGGTTCAGAATAATCCTGAACTATTTGAGACAGAGGTAGCCTTCTTCTACAGACTCTTCAAATACTTTGGAAGCCTCATTAAACAGGATGTGTCGGTTTATACACTTAACGATTTTTACGTAGGCGAAGATACACCACTATCGGGACAGACAAACCGGGAAAAAGTGAAACTACTCAGTTCAGTTGTAAAACATTATGATTATATATGTAGATACCTAATGTAGATACCTAATGTAGATACCTAATGTAGATACCTAATGTAGATACCTAATGTAGATACCTAATGTAGATACCTAATGTAGATACCTAATGTAGATACCTAATGTAGATATAAGATAGGTAGTTCCTATACGTTGAATAAAAAATGAACACTCCAGGATTTGAATATCTGAAAAATACATTTATGATCATAAAGCAATAGACAAAATGACTAAGTCTAATACCATGAACGGTACCGCCGTGAACGGTAAGCAGATCACGGAGCAGATTGTTCAGCAACAACTGAAGAAGTTTCCGGACGTTGATAAGGAGAACCCGTCTGTCAAGTTGTATTGTTCTGAGTATAGGAACCAGAATTGTGTTCCTCATAGCACCAACGCAAAGAGCTATGTTTTCAACAACGGCCAGATTTTCTTTGAAGGATACCCCTACTCAATCGAACTCACACAAAACAACTGTGATGAGCTCGAATTTGAGAAGTGTAGGTTTTTTGAGGCGCATGAGGGCACCTTACTCAGAGTGTTCAACATTGACGGAAAGTGGTACACTTCCACAAATCGACGCCTGGACGCATTCAACAGCAAATGGGCGGCTAAGACTACCACATTTGGTATCCACTTCGCCGACGCCGTTAGAGAAAACATCCGATCCCTGAACGACGGAGAAATATTTGAGGAGGAGGAAGCAACATTGGCGGAGAAAAAGAAAACAGCAAGCGATTATCTTTCAAAGATATACGAAGACAACCTTGATAAAACAAAAAAGTATATGTTCCTCCTTGAGCCATGCGGGGAAGAGCGCATTGTTTGTCTTACTAATTCGCCTCGGTTCTTCAACATTGGCGTATTCGATAAGGACAACAATCTTTCATTGGAGGAGGATGTATCTATGGATGGGTTTGTGGTCCCAAAGCCTAAGGAGTTGGTATTTGAGAATGTGGATGAGATGCTGTGCGCGCTCGACAACATCGACATTTACAACATTCAGGGCTTCGTCGCCATCCAGAGTGCGGAGGGTTTGGATGATAAGCACTTCAAAATCTTGAACAACAGATACAAGTACTTTTTCGATGTAAGGGGTAACACCCCAAGCATCAGATTCAGGTTCATCGAACTTGAGTACCAGAATACAATCGTCAACCTCCAGCACGGCACGAACCAGCAGACAACTGTTCAAACAGAACAGATGCTCAGGGACTTTTGCGATATGTATAAATTCGATCCTCAACCGCTTCTCAATTATATCTGGGTCAAAGTGGTGGATGACCTTTTCCATAAGTATCAAAACAGATACATTAAGAAGCACCCAGCTGACCCAACCATCACCACCAAGCAAGATATGATTCTGAAGGACATTCACTCTCACTTCAGTGAATCGGTGAGAGAGGGGCGTCGCCGGCAGACAGACAAGCGGAGGATCGCCGACATCCTCGCGACGCAGAAACCGCCAGTCTTGAACCAGCTCATTGCGGAGTATGAAAAGAAGGATAAGGATGAAGCACGCGAACGTCGTATGATGGATATGTAAGTTGAAAAAAGAAAGAAAAAAGAAAAGAGTATGTTTAATTCCAATTTGGCCATTGCCCAGAACACCGGGCCTGAAAATTTTACCCTTCGGGGTAACATTTTCGCGATATGAAATCTAAAGATATGAAATCTAAAGATAACTGTTCTATATAATGAGAAAATGTATTATACCGTAAGTCAATTGCTTAACAACCCTAAAAAACTAGTATACCTAAATGACCAGTACATGCAAGAAGTTTTTAAATTTAAGGATCACGATATCCAATTCCTGAAATTATTCTGGCAACCAAACTTTGACGAGTCATGGATTCTTCTTGACGAGCCCTTTATCGAAACATGGCTCATTCAAGACACTAAGCTCAATCTGAATCAACTGTACCAACAAATCTTGTTCACCATATTTCATAAAGACGCAGACTACAAGCTCTCTTTGGAAGCCAACCCTGAAAGTTTGTACATGATCAAAGGGCACTGTCTGAAGGATCTATCTATCATCTGTAATAAGATTTTCAGGGATTTCTTTGTCCGTCTGGGACGGGTGGCGCACATGCTCATACTGACCAAATCGATAGACGACAACTCGATCCAGCTCAAACTCAACAAAACGTCTAAGCAGTTAAACACTCTGAACCAGAAAACAGACAACCTTACATACATCATCGATGAGATAGTAAGCGAACGGGTCGAGGAAATTACAAAGAAAGTCACACCGAACGCAAAATGTGAAGAGGTAATAAACCTTATTCGACTGCCTCAACCATTCAATGCGGCAAGTCACACACCTCCTCACTTGCGAGGTGCTGGCTATGTAGTTATACGTTGTTTACAAAAGAACTACGCCAAACACTTGAATCGTGTCAAATCGTATGGCGCCTCCGCCTCCGTCATGGAGGAATTATTTAGTGCGCCTATAGTAACTGGAGTGGATGTCGTGAAAGTACTGAGAGGAAAGGGTGTTAAGACGCATAGGAACAACGGTGTGTCCACTGATGACCCCATAGGCTTAATTGACATGGTTAAGACCATCCTCGAGGTATAAAACAACACATCATATTATTATAACCATATTGTGGTTATAATATAATAAAGCATATAATGGAGAAGCATATCATGGAAAATTTGAATAGATTTATTGATGAAAAATATAATATATAAAGGATGAGTAATACCAAGAATCGCAACACATCTCTCAAGGAGTTCCTACGTGAGATGAAAGCCCCCAATGACCCCGCCCACACACACGTGTCGATGGGCATCCCCAGGGGTATCTACGCCTTCGGGACCAAGATGAATGAGTTCTGGAAAATATACACAGACTCCCTCGAACAAAAGAAACCCATGTATCTGGCCGAAAACCCAGGTAAAGAGACCCCTATCCTCGTCGATATCGACCTCAGAGTAAAAAAATCTACCCTTTCCAAGGACGAACACCGCTCACACCTCTACACCGACGATCAGGTCGAAAAGGTTGTAATTGCGTATCAACAGGCCATTAATGACGTTGTCGACTTCTCAGGTGTTGATAGCGCCAAAAGAGACGGCGCGTATACATGTGTCCTACTAGAGAAGGAACCATACGAGACCGAGATAGGCGGCGAGAAGTACATCAAGAACGGATTCCACTTGCACTTCCCCAAACTTTTCCTCGATAAGAAAGCGCAGGAGGTATACATCATCCCCAAAGTCCAAGAGCGTATAAATGGCCTGTTTGATAACATTGGCGCTAAAGATTTTTTAGACACCAATTCAATCAACGTACATTGGCTACTCTACGGCTCCAGGAAACAAAACAACACCCCATACACGGCAACAAAATGCTTCCTTAAGAACGCAGAGGAGGTCACGTTTGAGGAAGGTCTACATGATTACATATGCAGCAAGTACCCAAACGAGTGTGTGGACGACATAGACTGCAACAGACGCGTGAAAGATATGTTCCCGCGCATACTGTCAATCTTTTTGTACGATAGAGCAGATAAATACTTCTACAACCCTAAACCTACCGTAACGACACCTCTCATGAAAACATTTGAGATGGTTAAATTAAAGAGGAAACAGTATGACAATGATTCAGTTGAGAAGCAGCTCCAGGAGGCTCAGCGACTCCTCGATATGATGAATGTGTCCCGTGCCGATGACCGCTCTACGTGGCTCCGCGTCGGCTTCTGTCTCTGGCAAATCAGTGGCGGTGACGATGACGGCTTCTCACACTGGCTCGAGTTTTCCGAACAGAGCGACAAGTTCGATGAAAGCGAGTGTTTGTCGCTGTGGCGAAAGATGCGCGAGAGCAATTTCACCATCGGTACGCTCAAGTACTATGCCAAACAGGACAGCCCCGAAGAGTACGAAAAAATGATAGACGAGAAGACTCATCATCTCGTCATTGAGGCGGTGAACGGTTGTCACAATGACGTTGCCAAGATCCTACACAACGAGTACGGAAACGAATTCGTATGTACGTCAATAAGCAACAAAGAGTGGTACCAATTCAAAGATCACATCTGGAAATCTCTCGACAAGGGCACCAAACTCCGCGAGCGCATCTCAGACGACAACGGCATCATAATCAATCAACTCAAAGTTAAACGACGTGATGTATACCTAGAAAACCAAGACGATAACGACCCTGAAAAGAAAAACTGTGAAAAGAGGCTAAAAAAAATGAACGACCTCATCAGACAGTGCAAAGCTACTCCATTCAAAAACCATGTAATGGTTGAGTCACAGGAAGTTTTTTATAACCCAGATTTCTACAACCTCCTCAACAAGAACCCTTATTTGGTCGCATTCAAGAACGGTGTCTACGACTTTGAGAACGACATTTTCAGGGACGGTAATCCCGAGGACTACATCTCGGTGGCGTTGCCCATCGAGTACATAGACTATGGTTCGATCGACCACCCCGATGTTATGGAGGTAGACGATTTCTTTCAAAAGGTGTTCCCAGACGTAGAGGTACGAGACTATTTCCTCGACCAAGCATGTCATGTATTTGTAGGTGGAAACTACCACAAGGTAATTCTCTTTTGGACAGGTGAAGGCAATAACGGAAAGACCGTTACACAGACCTTATTTGAGAAAATGCTCGGTAAATTGGCTGTCAAATTCAGCACATCTCTCCTCACCGGTAAGAAGGCCAACCTTGGATCAGCAAACCCAGAGATGGCGCGAGCGGGAGAAGGCGTTCGGTGGGCGGTCATGGACGAGCCTAACGCCGATGAGATAATCAGCTCAGGCACACTCAAAGGCCTGACGGGTAACGATTCATACTGGGCCCGCGACCTATTCCAAAAGGGAAAGGAAACCAGAGAAATACGACCCATGTTCAAACTCCACATGATCTGTAACAAGCTTCCGGCCATCAAGGACGCCGACAAAGCAACCTGGAACAGAATCCGCGTCATACCTTTCGAAAGCACATTCAAAGTAGAAAATGAATGCCCTCAGGACATCGATGAACAGATTAAACAAAAAGTATTTCCGATGGATAAAAATTTTACTGACAAGATTCCCAAAATGACGCAACCACTTGCCTGGTACCTCATCCAGAGATGGAGAGCTATCAGGAAACTGGAACCCATCGAACCCGAGAAGGTCCAGATAGCTACCGATATGTACAGACAAGAGAATGACATATACAAACAGTTCGAGCAGCAGCGCGTATTCACGAAGAAGGATTCAAGACTCACCCCAGCAACCCTCTATTCCCACTTCAAGGAATGGTTCAGGGAAGAGTACCCCAACCTCCTCACTCCCACCAGGAGCTCCGTTAGGCAACACTTCATCACTCAATGGGGCGATCTCCAACGCGGCAAGTACTGGAACAACAAAACATGCAAACCACAAATCAACGAGGAAGAACAAGAACAAGACGACATCAACCCATTCCTTTAATTTGCCCATTCCTTTAATTTGTGCGGAGTTGTCGCGTCGTTTGGGCCCTCAAGCCCCGGCGTGGTCTCCGGTAGATTATAACCCTGCGGGGTTATAATGTAACATGTTCACATTGGTTGGCGTTGGCGTGTTTCCGCGAACTGGAAGTAATCATCGCACCCAAACCTGAAATCCGGGACCTGGTTTGCTTTGAAGTAGAAGACAGCATCTGTCCATTCATTGCTCTGTATCTGATTATTAATGTAGATGCACGTGTAGTCCGTGGTCAATTCGTTCATGAGCTGGCAGAAGATGGCATACGAAGGGATGATGCTGGCAAAGTTCTTGTAAATCTTCTCACGATTGGCTTGGTTGGGATCCCTAAAGATAAAGACTCCGTCAATGTTGGTTCGAATGTTGGGTTTGAAGTCGAACACGTATTGGTTCGCAAAGATAGCAAGCATGTTCCAATGCCGTCCGTTCTTGAAGAGCCCCTGTAGCAGAGGGTCGTTGAATATCTTTACGTCGTCCATGCAGTCGTCCATCACGAGAACAGCCCACCCATTTGGTAAGTGTTCTTTGGCTAGCTTCTGGCGTTTGATAAAGTTCTCAACCACCTCTTTCTTGTACTTTTCGTATATGAAGAGGTCTGGAAAGAGACGTGAGTAGAACTTGTTGCTGTCCTCGGATCCCGAGATAACGAGCCCGGTAGGGATGACGTGTTTCTTGGCGTATAGAAGATGCTTTATAAGAACCGATTTACCGGAACCTGGTTTACCAATAATCGTAATTTTTGATCCGCCCAAATTAGACTTCAGGCTTTCAGAGTTGGGTCTGATCGAGTCTATATTCAATTCCTTTATCGAAATTGTTTTCACCATTTTTCATCATAATTTGGATCTCTAACTCCTTTCGGTAGCGGTAGCGGGTATGATAGTGTATAACAAAAAAGTTGAATTATGGATAGCCAATATGATATAAAAGAGTAAAGCGATCATGTCTAACCAAACTGTTAACGTTATCTCCGCTGAGCAAGACCCCGCATTTCACAAATTGGATGTAAACAACATCGTTGTTGAGTTGCCCAAAAACACCCCAGCCCCAGGGCAAAAGGGTGTTTGGGTTAACATCAAGTACAAATATAGCAATGGAAAGAAGGACAAACTGGACAAACTCAAGATTCAGACATCTGAGCTGTTCTCTTACGGAATCTCCCGTTATGAAGAAACATCTCCTGCTAAAATGTCATTCGCTATGGTGAACAGGAAACTGAGAGAAGCCGTAGCGAACGGTGAAGAGATAGCCGAAAATGACCAATTAGATATCAAGGTCGAGGATGAAACCATCAAAATACTAGAAGATATCACTGAAAAGGTCAAACAAGCAATGAAGGAAACCGAGATGACTAAGGTCCTCGGCAAGCAGCGCGACAAAAAGTGGATTTCCAACGTAGACAGCATGGAGATTCTCAAGAGGAAGGATCAGGACAACGGAATCGATTCCGTCTATGTTTACGCTAAAGTCGTAACAACCAATAACTTTATGAAGACTAAGTTCCTCATGCTTGACGACACAGAGGAAGAAGGCGTCAAAGACCTTGAGCAGGACGCAACTATCGAAAAGCTCATACAGAAGGATGTCAAATGCAAAGCTACTGCCATGCTTGTGATTGACAGCGTGTTCGTTGGCAAGGAGCCGTATCTACAGGTGAAGCTCTCAGAGGCAATCATCAGCGAGTTCATCGAATTCAAGAGCAAGCGAAACATAATCATGCCGAGTCGTTTCAGAAACAAATCGTATGAAAAAAAACCCAAGGCTAAACTTTCCGATTCCGATTCCGATTCCGATTCCGATAGCACACTTCCGGCCAAGAACAAAAAGGTCATCGGAAGCGACGATAGCGACTCCGATTCAGATTGATAGGCCCAGACTCTTATGAGTTATCGAGACTCTTATGAGTTATCGAAATTTAACCCTTCGGGGTTACATTTCAGACTTATGTAGTTTTCTTTACTATACAATTTAACCTTTCGGGGTTACATTTCAGACTTATGTAGTTTTCTTTACTATACAAAATGAACAGCGAGATCAATGGCAAATCCCTCTGGAACGACCCCGACATTGAGGCGACTATCAATCGCATGGACCCCAACGCAAGTGAAGCTTATGTTGCGGGATGGACTTCACCCCGACATGCTCGAAGAAAATGAACGACAAATATACATTGACACTTACGGTTTAAAGTCGCTAGAAGATACTCAAAATGACAACGATAAATACAACAATCAACGCCCTCATCCAAACCAAGGCCAAGATCAAGGAGTCCCAAGTGATGATAAGTGAACTACGAAAGCATGAAAAAAATTTGGTAAAAGATATCCAAAGTTACCTCAACGAACGAAACGAGCAGGGCATTCGAGTAGACGACAGCACGTACATCACACTGGCGAGTCACGAGAAAAAGATTAACCTCAGTAAGAAGGACCACGAACAGCGCGTGCGCGATATGCTCTATTCACGCGGCATCGAAGACGAGGACTTCACATTAAAACTCCTTAACAAGACAAGCGATGTCGTCCAAGAACAGAAGATAAGGATCAACAAAGAAAAGTAATGTTTATAACCACTAGTGGTTATAAACATGGTATATTTTACCAACCAAGAGCATCGTAATCTATCTCTTCATAACAGTTCAAGTAAAGATCAAGCTCTCTATCAAGCCAGTCCCTAAATGAGCCAAGTTCATTGGGCAAGTTACAAGCCAGTATATCCAAACCCTTATATGTAATGAATAACTCGTTCTCATTGCTATATTCAGAAAAAAGAGTAGAGTCGTTACACCCTGCGATGCTGTAAAAGTCTTGTTTGTAGATATCTCTCAACGAGTACACAACAAGATGTTTAGCAACAGTCCTCATGTAAGTACTTTTTAGTTTAAAATGAAAAATTAAGTCATTAACCTTTAACCGTACTCCTTCTCTGGTCTTAGTTCCTCTGAATTCTATCTCCGGATACGCATTGAAAGTGATCAATGTTATATCGCAGGGGAATTGAAGAATTGGAACATCGTCAGGTGTAGTAGGTGGTGTTAATATAGTAAAGGACGACATGGTTAAAATTACACCTAAATATCTTTAACCCTAATATATTTCTTTAAACACTTATAATAAGATGGTTGACTAAATATTTCCGAGTAATTTCATTTTGATATGATTATAATCTCAGGGTGTGTAAGAATCTTGGATTTATTTAGTTAGGAGATATATCATCAAAACAACACTCCAGTGCCAGTTTAATTGCTTTGTGAGACGTACCTATCTTCATACTTCGGTCTATCAACCCCATAGCGTTTAAGTTTTGTTTCCCCTTTGTCACAATTTTCATTTGGTGACATTTCTTCAACAACTCGAGCAGCGAGTCCCAGTACCTGTCCGTGGAATCCTGAATGAGCTTCAGAACGTTCTTATGCACCCGTTCCAACTCTGGGATAATGTTTTTGAATAACAACGTCTCGAGATCCAACACAACGAGCAGTTTAGTCTCTTTAGGACCACTCACATAAAAAACATCGACCTCTCCATTTTCATCAAGCACTATTAAGTACTCTTCCGAAATGATACCTATCTTGTATGGGATAGACTTGAGAGATGGCTCAAGGCGTTGAACCAAATAAATGAGGCTCTGAGGTGATGATGTTGCCTGCACCTCTTTCACGATAGATACATCTGAATCAGCAGCAAGCACAGCCTCGAAGTTCACATCATTGTCTCGCCACCGTGAGAGGGCCAGAAACTTCTTTGCATCCATCTTAACTTCATGTTTTGATGGGATGTATAATAAGCAAGGAGCCCCATTCTCTGTGTTGAAGTGCACATAGCGCAACTTCTCGTTCCTGCCGTAGAGCTCTTTCACTGTGCATCTGAGGGCTGGCCTGCCACCACTTGTACGCCGCCCTGTCAGCAAGTCATACAATTTAGAATATAACAACATGTTTTTTACTCAATATCAATGATCTTTAGAGCTATTTAAAACACCTCTAATTATATTACTTGGGTTTGGTAAGTATCTCGAAGTTAGTCTCTTTTCTTTGGTTTACCATTCGCATTCTCAGTCTCTATGACCTTGGTCAGTTCAGCATTCACAATATGGTCCAACTCATCCTCATTTGTCTCTATATGAAGGGGCTCGAGGTCACACATGGCAGATTCACATGGGGGTGACCTCGGGGATGGGCGCTCATATGCAGATGAGCGTTCATGCTGCTCAGCCCGCTCTCGAGGTTGACTATACTTGGGTCTGTACATGGCTTGTAAGTCGTCAGGAGGGGGTGGTCTTGCGAACATTGATTCAATAGCCTCACATCGTTTGGAAATCTTGAGCATCTCCTGGTTTTGGGCTGAAACTTTGGTATACATGAAATACCCCACTATAGCAATGGCCACCAAACATATAGCGCAGATGATGATATTTTCAGAGTTCATTTTTAAAGAGAGTATACAAATCGTTAACCCATATATGGGTTAACGATTTCAGGATGAGAAAATTAGATCTCATCCTAGTTTTGGTCGGATTTAACTTTGACGTACATAAAGTACAATACTATAGCAACGATCACAGAACCGACAACGCAGATGATGATACTTTCAGAGTTCATTTTTTAAAGAGAGCATACAAATCTATATATGGAAAAAATAGACACGTTCCTCAGTAAGCGGCCAAACATCGACTACCTATAGTGGTCTAAATTTATAACATCGTGTTATAAAATGAAGTTCCAACCAACCTGTTCTATTTGCCTGAGTAAAATCAGGATCATCGATTTCAGATACGGCTCCAAACGTATGGGTCCAGGCCGCAAACTCCTATGCAAGCATATATTTCATGCATCTTGTATATCTAACATTTACAAACCCCAGTGTCCTCTATGTGAACATCCAATTTTCAACAAAGACGAAGAAACCCTCTTGAATTGCTCTACTGAAGAAACTGCCATACATATCCTCAAGAATATGCATGAACGTGATATAAACGTCAAAAATGTATTTACCTTCCTTACAACCCATGAAAGTACTAATCAAAAATACAAATGGATTGTGAACTTAATGTACAAATATTGCGATTTCACTGAACTACTTGCAGACAACCTCAATGATAAAACTCTCGTCAAGGAAATAGTAACCAAAGGTAAAGTCAACTGGTTCAAAACATTCAATGGAGGGTTAACGTTCTCTGATCTGGTATACGAAAAAACAACAGATCCTCAAATTATAGAGATGGTTCATGATAGGTTACTCATTGATCCTGAATGTAAACCTATCGTCATTCGTCCCAATAACAGACCAACATCATTTATGGTACCATCAACTCAACACTCACAACAACACTCAGACGCTATGTTTCTCTCTCAACACTCACAACAACAACACTCACAGCAACAAGACTCACAAACTCAGCCTCTATGCCCTGCTAGCACACAACAACAAGACTCACAACAACAAGACTCAGACGCTATGTTTCTCTCTCGCACACCTCAACACTCACAACGAACAACATACCAAAGACACGGACGCGTTGATAGCGCATCGGGAGCTATCCTCGAACATCAATTATGGGGAACACAACAACTAGAAAGAACAGCGACTATAAGACGATCCCTAACAGGGCGTAAGTCAATGTATCCATCACTCGTGACACACTTCGAAGAGCGACCATCATATATAAAATATTCAGTTTATGAACCAAGCCATGAACGACTTTATCCTGTTATACCATCTGCGCCTCTACTTGAATAGAATTGAATTAATCTCGAAACACATTCACTAACACATGTTCTTGTTTATATGAAACGATTTAACTACACATTGCTAACAACAAATGTTCGTGAATGTGTTATTTTACCTATTTACATTGATCAACCTACTCGCTGTAAAAGATATCTACTGGCCTCTGCTAAAGGACCACATTGATGGTTTCCTGGCGCTGCATGCGATTACGAAGAGTTGGCACTATGTGCTGTCTTTTTCCTGAAGACTTTGTCTAGGGCTGTGTATAGAGAGAAGACCACCAAGCTGAAGCAGTGGTGGCACAGGACCGCGATTCCTCTCGGCAACGATAGATTTTTACTTGCTCACTACATCGGCGGCAAGAGGGTAAAGTTGATCGTTAAGCGGCGAGAGGATGAGGTGACAGCCGTTGTGGATGAGGGCTACGACGAGTGCTACCTGGAGGAAGCCAAACCGTTTCTTCTATATGAGCAGGAAGACCTATGCCCCGAGACGCTTGGCCTTGATAAAGCACTCATCATTCATACCGAAGGGGGGCAACTTCTGAGGAAAGATGTTAAGGCAAAACAGGAATGATATATGGGTTATGTATATGTTTCGTGTGACAAAATGAGTTTACTGATTATTCCTTACGATGGCGAAAGCGCTCAGCTGACGGCCGCTCTCAAACGCTACAAAGTGTCTCCTCCCAATACGGAATGCAAAGGCGGTTCATGTCCAATACCCAAACCTCTGAGGATGATGACCGAGAGTGAGGTTAAAACTGTCATTACAAATACTATTAAGAGTGTGGGTAACGTAAAGCATATCTCTGTTCTTGCTTTGAATGAGAAAGATCAGTTTAGTCTTGTAGATATGAGCCGTAAAGGCGATTGGGGCTCTCTCAAATCGGGAGTAACTGTAAAAATTATACACGCTTAGTAAAGTAAAGGTTTAGTCTGTTCTAACTTTCAGTGCGTGGGGAACTGTTCCTTCACTCATACAGTTTGACCATAGTGTAGGATCTGAGGATCTCCCTCATATGCGGGCACATAGGGCACAACCCTTCCACCAACTAAAAGTAAATTATAGTCCTGTTGTTATTTCATAACCTTTCGGGGTTACGAAGAACCTTTCTTGTATACTCAAAATGGAGATTGAGGATTTTTTCCCAAAGTACCCTAATATAGTTAAATTTAACGACCAACTCCTTAATCCTTATCCTGATAAGGAGTTCAACGATGCGATCGTGACTAAGAAAGAGTTTGAGTCGCTGAAACTTCCTCGGTTTGAGAGATTGGCTACCAAAGGCACCGGTGAACAATATAACCACCAGAAGATTATCTCACGTTTTATGTCATCTGTGACTCCGTATAACGAGCTCTTGCTTTTCCACGAGATGGGAACCGGAAAGTCTTGCACAGCGATAGCCGCCATCGAGCAGCTGCGCTACGAGAAGAACCGGCACATCAACGGCGCCGTGGTCTGTGCGAAGGGCACTGGCCTCCTCAACAACTTCTCACAGGAGCTCCTCTTCTCATGCACAGATGGGCGCTACATACCTGATAACTATGATAAACTGTCAGACTTGGAACGCATCCACAGGACGCGCAAGATTACATCAGCCTTCTACAAGTTCAACACATTTGAGACGTTTGCCAAAGAAATCATGAAGACTCCCGACAAGGCCTTGAAGGAACGCTACAGCAACACAATCTTCGTAATTGACGAGGTCCACAACTTGAGGGAGAAAGAAGAGATTGTGCGCAAGGATGTACGAAATGTTCTTGTTAACAAGAGGGCCGTGGGGCTGACAGAACCACTTGATATTTACAAACAGTTCCATAGGTTGTTCCATGAAATAAAAGAGTCCAAGATCCTCCTCATGTCCGGTACAGTCATGAAAGACGATCCTGCTGAATTTGCCAGCGTTATGAATCTGATACTTCCCCTGAACAACCAATTCCCAATAGATAGGGATTTCACAAATATGTACTTCAACCCTAATGGTACAATTAAACCGGATATGATTCAGAGCATGACAGATAAGACAAGAGGTAGGATCTCGTACCTGAAGGCTATGACGTCAGAAGTGAAAAAGGTCTTTGTAGGGAAAAAAGAAGGGCGTCTTCAGCACTTCATCGTCTACCCAAGTGCGATGAGCGATTTCCAAAGCAGGGCGTATGTAGAGGCGTACAACAAGGACAAAACAGACAGAAGTATTTTTATCAACTCACGTCAGGCATCGTTGTTTGTCTTTCCAAATGGTTCATACGGAACGGCCGGATTCGAAAAATATATTGAAGAAAGAAGGGGGGCCACTCGCACAATTGGGCGCCCAGAGAAAAAGATAGTAACATATACATTGGCAGACACCTTGAAAAAGGCTATAAACAGGAACTTGACAAACCTTCGAAAGTTTAGTAACAAGTATGCAGACACCATTAAGATTATGAAAGACAATGAAAAGGTGAAGGCGCTCGTGTATTGTGAATACGTGAACGGGGGTGGATGTATTTTGTTTGCAAAGATATTAGAGTTGTTTGGATACAGCCAAGCCAGAGGAGACGAAAGAACGAAGGGTCTCCGATATGCACTTTTGACACATCAGACAACGAGCCAGAAAAGCATGCAGCAGCTCATCAACAGGTTTAACAAGGACGACAACGTTGACGGAGATTATATCTCCGTAATCATCGGCAGCAAGATCATTAGCGAGGGATTCACGTTCAAAAACATAACGAAGGAGTTCATATTCACGCCTCACTGGAACTACTCCGAGACGGCTCAGGTTATTGCGCGAGGCTGGCGCCTGGGTTCTCACAATGCGCTTATCGCGCGCGGTGACACAAACCTTAAAGTACACATCTACCAACTTGTGTCTATACCAAACACTAAGGACGTTCCTTCAATGGACCTCGAAATGTACGAAACATCTGAAAAGAAAGACATTGCGATGAAGCAGATCGAGCACGTTGTCAAGTTGAACGCATTCGATTGCCCCCTTACGATAGACAGGAACAGGATTACGGGTTACGACGGCATGCGCGAGTGTGATTACACACAATGCGAATATCAATGTAATGGCCAAATAGGTAATGTTATTGATGAGTCAACCTACAATCTATATTACACGCTCACGAGCGTTGTAGAGGAAGGCTTAAGGAAATACTTTAGAACGAATTTTTACCTCTGTATAGACGATATCTACAAAATGTTTCCTCAATTGGATAGGTTTGAGGTGATACAAGCTATAAAGATTTTTATAGATAAGGATGTTCAATTTCTGAACAAGTACGGGTATCCGACATACTTGAGGATCCAGGGCGATATATTGTACATATCTTCAGACGCGCGCGTGCCCAACAACGATAAGTTAGCGGATTACTACACAAAGAACCTTATCATACGGAATGGTGACCCATTCAAGTGCATCCTCAAACAACTGTATAATGATCAGATACCCACGTTCGTGGAAAACATATTCAAGTACCCGGACTACTTGAGGACCACCATCTCCGGACTCCCCGAGATTGTACAGAGAGAAATTTTGATGGCTAGTATACAGGCAGATGTTCAAGACATCAAAAAAAACAAAGACACACGACGAAAGATACTTACTTTCTTCAATGGTTTCTATGACAAGATCAACAATACCTGGGTGGTGTGGCTTTATCATGAAACACTTGGAATTATGTGTATGGAGGTCGACAACCAGCAAAACTATAAATGGGTCCAGTGTCACAAGGAGGAGCCTGATATAGTAGACAAACATATAGCACAGAAGAGGACAGACCTAACAAGATCTCCAATTGGGTTTTATGGTCTTTATAACCCACAACTGAATGAGTTCTGTTTACGAGATGTCAGGACTGTGCGGAACGAAGCTGATTTGAGGAAGATTACGATAGGTAGACGTTGCACGGATTGGGATCAGAAAACATTGGTAGACATAGTAGTCCGTAAGATGAAGTTAGAGCCTCCTGTGGATTTCATGAACAATATAGACATGGACGATTTCGACGATCTCGTGCGTAAAACCCGAAAGACCAAACACAGTACACCAGAGGACGCACAGACTCTTGACGATATGCGGCGATTCATGTACTGGATAAAAAGACCAAGAGTTGAGTTATGTGAGAGTATTCAGAGATGGCTAAAGTCCAACAATCTGGTGGAACAAAATTTTGATTGCGGTACGCAAAAGAAACAACGAGTTAAGTTTGTACAGTGAACGAGTTAAGTTTGTACCAGTTGTACCAGTTGTACCAGTTGTTCTTGTAATTATACAACCGGTTTAACGAGACGCGTGCGGAAAATAAAAGATGGAATTCGATGCCCTTAAAGAGTTTTTCTCGTCCCTCAAATACGCCAAGCGTCGTTACCCTATGATTGTTACATACATTAGCAAGCACCTAAACAACATATCTTCCGATAAGGATAAAGCCAAGGAGGTAGATCACTTCAAACAATTCCTTGTCGCCAACCAGTCTCTCTCCGAAAAGAGTTTTGATCTACCCGACTTCAAGACAGGGAAGCTTTCCCTCACCTTGGCCATGGAAAATTTTATCACTACTCCTGGCGAAGACACTGATAGTTTCTGGGAGAACATCCTAAAGGTTGAACAGATCATGTTCCCGAAAGGAAAGCCTACTCATATGGATCCACCAACCACTAATGGGGGGTCGGGACTAACGGGAGCCATGGCCGCGTTTGAGAATAACCCTATCATGAATGATGTTATGAAACAAGTTCAGACGATGGGTGATCTCAGTGATATCAGCGATGTTAGCGCCCTGATGGCAAAACCAGGTTTCCAGAAGATGGTTAGCAACATCAAGAATAATTTGCAAACAGGGAAGTATAGTATTCAGGACCTTACAGGTACAGTCTCCAGTGTTATCGGAAGCGTCCAGAACGAACTTGATGACGAAACCAAAAACACCCTCAAGGTAGTCACCGACACAATGGGAGCCGTGGAGCGCAATGAACACGTAGACATTAACAATCTCATGCACATGGTCAGCGGTCTCAAGATCGACAATCGAGCAGGACAATTCGATTTGTAACTCATTGATTTGCTTCATTACCTCGAAAGGTAATGAAACTAATAAGATTATGAATATGTTATACGAACCATTGACCCTACTCCTGGTTTGTCAAAACCGTACATCCTCTTTGCGTCCGATAGCGACATTTCGGGTTTCCTGAAGCGCCTGTTTACGTAGTTGTGAACATTTATAAAGAACTTGAAAAGGTTTTCCCTTGACGATGTGGCACTGTCCAGGTTTGCCGTTTTCAGAAAGGCGAAAAAATGCTCTTTACAGGCAACGCATGGAATGAGGAGAGGCATGTTGGCGATGAGATTCTTCATACCGTCCTGAACAAAGATGGTAGGACGATTGGGGTAGGTAGTTGTGGCATTGTGGATTGTGAACCAAAAAGCTGGCCCAAACGCGTCAGGGTCGTATGATGATCCCTGAGTCGTGGTCGATACTTTGACTTCTATGGGTTGTTGATAGAGTTCGTTAGCTCTGGCATACATTTCAAATTTTAGTATACTTAGGTTTTTTATAGCTCCATTTGTATTACAAATAGAGTACATGATCAAAGACCCCAGTTGTTGTTTGGTGAGCGATACATATAACTGTGCCTCTGAAGTTTGTTTTGATTGTATCGATAACTTGCCCTGTCGAGTCCTGATCTAGGGACGATACACACTCGTCCAATAGCAATAACTTGACGTTGTTTATTTCGGCCAACGCTATCGTGAACGCCAGAATGACGCGAGCTAACTCACCACCTGAAAGGTTCTGAAGATCACTGTCATGACCGTCCTGCGTTACCTCGACATTCAGTTTCACACCATCAAAGACCAACATAACATTTATATCATCCACAAAACTGTCGAGATACATTTGAGCATGAAGGTTAATCTCTTCAATAACCTCTGTGACGGCCATTTTCTCTGCAGTCTTAATTATCTCTTGAAGTTTGATAGCTCTTGGGTAGCTCTCGTTGAGGATTGTCTCTGTTTTGATCAGCGCTTCAACCGCATTCCAGTACCTAACCGATTGAGCAGACCGCTTTCCGACCTCCAGCTTCTTAATAAGGTCTGTCGTTAACTTTATACGATCTGTTAGGTCGTTAGGGTCATGTTTAATGACAATCTGGGACAGTATATCCTCTTTTTCCTTCCGTTCGTAAAGAATCTTTTTCTTCTTCCTTAGGGACGCTTCGGTGGTCTCATCGTAATCCGGAGTGTCTACCTTCAGAGATGCACACAAGGCCTTTTGTTTGTTGTACGCCTCATCATCACACTTTATTTTGAAGATATTATCAAGTTGTTGTTGCGCGTCATCAAGTTCCGGGTACTCGCCTTTCAGTTTGGTCAACTCGACCAACTTTTTGTTTAACTCGTCCACGCGAACCGTTGCTTTCATGCGTCTCTCCTCCAATCGCTTGGCTTCGTCCGGGGTGAGCATCGCGCGTTTACGGCCTGCTGCCACGTTCCCTTTTGTGGACGGGATGATGAGTTTGTTGCACCACATGGCGACCTCAGTATGACAGGAAGGACACATCATGTGAACCATAGAGTCTTCAATTTGGTTGGTCAGTTTATCTATCTTTGCTCTACAACTACTGAGATTGGCTACATCTGTTTGAAGAGCAGTCATTCTCTTCATATCCTGGATAATCTCTTTCATTTCATCTTTAGACATACCGCTCGGTTCGTTGAGTTTTTTTAGTCTTGATTTTTCTCTTTGATATCGTTCCCATCCCTGTCTGTGTGTGCTGATGCGCTGCAGTTCATCTTCCAACGAATCGATACCCTCGTCAATCTCGGGGAACTTGGCAAGCTGACTGCTTATCTCATTTTTTATTTTTATAAGGTTTTCAGTCGTGATCAATTTAGTTCTAAACGAGTTTAACTCACGTTCATTGTTGGCAATCTGATCTTCGTACGCGTCCTCCTCGTCAACATCAGACGGGGAATTGGTTTTATCTATCTTTAGGTCTTTGAGCATTCGCTCTGTAGTCTCTCGCTGTCTGGTAGTCAACATCATCTCGTTCTTACGACCCTTGACTAGCTCTTTGCAATTGGCGGTGAGTCGATCTACGTTCTCGCCGCCGAATGCCATCTTCTCAATATAACGGATCTTTTCCATTGGGGTCATCAGTATGAAGGACTTACTACTGTCGGTGCGCTGGGACATGTAACCCATATGATATTGAGGAAACATGTCGTCGATTACGGCCTGGGCCTCTTTGTCTTCTAGCGTCTTCCCTCCGGACACAGATATCCGGAGTCGATTGGGTCTCTTGGTCCTGACGATGGTCACATCGTCTATAACGAGGGTCACAGAGCACGACGTCTTCCCATACATGGGTAGCTTCTTACCATCGCCTGTAAACGCAAACATAATGGCCATAAAGATGGTGGTTTTGCCTTGTCCTGATTTACCTGAAATGAGGGAGAGTTGCTGGTCAAATATGAACTCAGCATTGCTAAACTTCCTAAAATTCTTGAGTGTTAGTTTCAACATGGTTTTTACTTTAACTCATTCCCCGTTAAATGTGCAAATCAACTTATCGATAAGATGTTCGCCATAAAATGTTCAAAGCCGTTACAAAGCATACCGGGCGTTTCAAGTCCCTATTTGAATTCATTTTCCAAAACATGACAACCGCCGATTTCACAATTGACAAGAAAGGAATGTTCTTAGAACACATCACCACCCAGAATCTTCTCATCTCAGTATTCCTACCTGCTGAAAATTTCGAGGAGTATGTGTTTGACGAAACAGAGCCCATCCATGTGGGTCTGGGCCAGCACATCAACAAGGAGTTCTTCAAGTCTGTCAAGAATAAGGATGTCATCACATTGTCTATCACAAAGCCATATATCTTTGATTTCGAAAAGAGGACAGATACCAACGATTCGGTACAGTCTCTTTCTGTGAGTATTGAAGACACACAAAACATCACCCCCATTGAACACGATATATACAACACTACACCAGTCCTCATTGCTCATAACATCTATACAGACTGGTGTAAGTCTATCTCAAACACAACTACTATTGACGTCACAAAAAACATGGGACAAATCCAATTCCTCTTTGATACTGGCCGCTCAGTCAAAACGTTGAAATCTGGTAAAGAGGACAAGAACAACATGGAGCTGGTCCATCAACAGTACTATTCAGAACAGTTCACCAGGATCAGTAAAATGAGTTCATTTGTCTCCGAACCTATCGAAATCAGACTGGAGGCAGAAAAACCCCTTTACTTCGTGTGTAAAAGCCCTATTGGAGTAATAAAAATATTCATGTATATGAAGTCAAATGAGTAAACGATAACTTGTAGTTCAGAGAGTTCAGAGAGAGAGTCTGTAGAGTTTGTAGAGAGAGTTCAGAGAGAGTTTGTAGAGTTTGTAGAGAGAGTTCAGAGAGTTTGTAGAGAGAGTTCAGAGAGTTTGTAGAGAGAGTTTGTAGAGTTTGTAGAGAGAGTTCAGAGAGTTTGTAGAGAGAGTTTGTAGAGTTT